GGGTTGTTACAAAACATTTCATTTATTTTTTACTTATTTGATATAATCGCTCATCAATCTTATCAAGCTGTTGTTTGATTTCACCGACTGATTTTTCCAATCCTTCCACTTTTTCATTTGTGTTAATTATTGAATTTCTTGTAATTTCGTCTTTATAAGAAAATTCAATTTTTGATACTTCAGGCGTTGGTAATTCTTTTGCCTCTGCAATATCTGTTTTTAATGCAAAATACATAGAAACCAAAGATATGGTAAAACCTACTATCATGCCTATTGTTTTTAAATCAACTTTAATTTCTGTTTCTTCGCCTATTTTTTGTGCCATTTTAATTTTGTGTTATACGATTTGACAATTCAATTATACCTCTGTAATATGTGTGATCAGATAAATCATCTTCTATGTAAGTAATGCCAGCATTTTCACTTGTGTAAACAGTAAAACCGTCTGACGTTAGATTAATATATCCTGATGATCTAGTTCTTAATAAATTTAGACATTGTGAAACCATAGAATTAACGTCATATTCGCCGCCGTCATCTGAAACATATCTTGCAATGCATTCAATCCTTGTTATAGTTTCCATGTTATATTGTGTTTGGTTTTGATCTATTTCGTTGTTAGAAACCGAATAAACTCTTATATAAGGAAAACTTGCATTGTTAGGCACACGCCCATAAATAGGAACGTTTGCTGAATCAATACTAACGTTGTTAGTTAATGCAGTTATAATTGCTTTACGTACAAAATGTATTGCTTCTAACATTATCTAAATCTTTTTATTTTTTTTTGTAATCTTTCCAATAAATTACTAAACTCAATTCTGGCACTGCTAAATAAAAATGGTCGTGCCGGTAAATTAACTTTGCGTATTCCTGCGCCTTTAAATTGTGCGGCATAACTGCTTGGTATACCTAATTTTAACATGTCTGTTAAATCAACTTTAGTTCCTGTTCCAAATTCTACGTATGGCGCATAATTTTTGTCAACTACTACTGAAACTGTTTTGTCTTTTATTACAGTTGCAATTGATTTTCTTAAAGTTCCTGTTGGTGCTGGCACTTCACGTTTAGCTAATCGTTCAATACTTAATGCTGTTCTTCCTAATTCTGTTGACAATATTTTTTTGTCAAAACCACGCAGAAAACTTAATTTTCTGTTTAATTCATTTAAATCATTGCTGTTTATTTTAATATTAGCTTTCATTAATCAGTTTTTGTTGCTTTGATTTTAACATAATATTTTAGATCTGATTCATACATGTCGTTAATTCTATATTTTTGTGTTTGTCCTTCTACAACAAAAATGTCGCCAACAGAAATTTCATCAGCTGTTTTTTTTCTCATTATAATTTCAACAACAATACTGTGTTGACGTTTTCCGTTTTCCATCTCAATTTCGCCTGATTTTTCTTTTAAATCACACCAAGCTGTTTTTACGTCTGCAAGTGTTGAATTGTAACCACCAAAATTGTCGCTAACTCTAGTTAATCTTTTAATTGTAATTCTGTCGTTTAATTTTCCAGCGTCCATTATATAAACATTGATCTATAAGAACTTAAAATATTTTTTACACTTATAGGCGTTTCAACTGAACCAATGTTTGCTTTTCTTTCATGTATGTCTGATCTGTTATCATAATACGTAGCAGCTAATTGCAAAATTGCTTGTTTTAACAAATCATCTGACAAACCTGATGTTATGTAAACCACTTTTACTTTGTCAGCAGCGCCTCCATCCAATTCCATTGTTTCGTTATCTAAACCTAACATTGTGTAATCAGTTGTAGCAGTACCTTCAATATGTACGCTACTTATACTAGAAACTGGCGCAAACGGTATATCAAATACACCTGTTTCTGTTTTGTCAAGATAATACGTTCTGTTTTTAGCAACAATGTCACGACTTATATAATTTTCGCACCAAATTCTTGCTTGTACAATCATACGTCCAATAATTGTATCATCAGCAGATGTGTCAATTCTTGCGTAAGATTTTAAATCACTTGTTGTAACTATTTCAGAACCAGTTGTTGAATTTATTTTATTCTGACGCATCTTCTTTAGTTTCTTTAGATACTTTCATTTCTTTTGTTTCTTTTTTTGGTTTTGCTTCTTTTGACGCCCAACCTTTAGCAACAAAAACTTCAACTTTGTCGTCTGGAATATTTATATCATCACCAGCTTCATAACTTTTACCTTTATGTTTTAACGGTATTAATGCTTTTAATTTCATAATATTTATTTTATGTAAAGATAAAAAAAAAGTGTCACAATATTTTGCGACACTTTTTAAATGAAAACGAATAAAAATTATATATAAAGGAAAATCGATTTACTCGATTATTGCAAAGTTATTAAAATTATTTGAATATTTGCCATAACGTGTAAATTTAAATGCGCTGTTTGTTCCTGTATTTTTAATTATAAAGAAACCGTTGAAAACTGCAACCCAAATAGCAAAATAATCTACCTCGTTCAATTTATAGTATCTATTATTTGTGTGTAAAGTAACATGTATGCCACGTGGCACTTCAGGTTTGGCAGTTGATTTAATTTGTATTTTGCGAAGATTATAATTTGGCAATTCAATTATACAATCATATGGAGAGGAATCTAACAATGGCATTGATACAAATAAACCGTTTTCCATTGCCATGGTTGCAAATTTATATTCAGCTGTACACCCAAGTAAATTGCTATTCACGTCATATAATATACAAAAAAACCAGGTAAAATAACTTTACCTGGTTCTAACAAAAACTAAACTAATCAAAAAAAATTATGTTTCACGTGCTAACGTGACTGAAAAAAATAGGATAATTAAAAATAAAAACCCTATTGTGTCGTTATATAAATGTAACTGTCTAATGCTAAACACAAGCAAAGTTGTACATAAAATATATTTTATTAAATCTTTATTCATAACATGTCTGCTTTGAAACAATCACTGCAACAATAATGTTGATCTTCTAACATTTGTTTTTCACAATAATTGCATTTATAATCATATTCGCTGTATGTGTCAAAATAAACGTACATTACGAACTAAAAAAGTTTATAAAAGCATTACCTATTAAACCAATAAGAAGTATTGCTAAAATTATTGTTAAACACTTTTTCACGTGTGTATCTACCTTTTCTTTTTGTCTTATTATTTTTAAATCTTGATCAAGATATATTAAACATTGCATTTGTTGTTTTTTTGTACAATATTTATATTTTTCGTTATATCTTTTTTTTGCTATTTTGTCTAGCATAAATTCTATTGTTGTCATAATTATTTATTTTTGTTTATAAAATCTTGCGCTTCTTTTTTTGTCTTAAAATTTTTGTATTTTGTAAATCCTGTTTTTGGGTCAACACCTAACATTACAGAATAATGTTTAATTTTAGTATAAGTGCTGTCTGTCCATGTTGTATATAGTTCCATTATATAGTTTTAGTTATTAATTTTCTTTGTCTGTGATGTTCTTCGTTTAAGTATTCATCTATCTTTTTATTTAGTTGTCTTGATTCTTTACTCCAATGAAATTTATCTACGTCCCATAATACATCAATTATGTGTTCGAGTTCTTCCTGTGTTAATTTGATTCTATACATTTTATTTGTTTTAGTTAATATTTGTTTTTAAAAGTCGTCAATAAATCTTGGAATCGGTTTTTCATTTAATATAAATCTTTTTAAGATTTTTAAATTTTCAGTAGATTCTTCTTGTAATTGTTTTTTTGTAAAACAGCTTTTGCTTTTTAATTCTTGTATTAATTTTTCTCTTGTTTTCATTTTGTTTAGTTTTTATTGTTATTATTTTTTTCTTTATATTCTTTATATTGTTTAGTCAATTTGTTAATTGAATTTAATATATCATCTTCTATATCTTCGTCAATTTTCCAGGTTTCGTACCAATGTAATTTTTTCATTTTGTTTAGTTTTTGTGAGGGGCAGAAATACCCCTCGTTAATATTTGTTTTTAATAAGTGTAATTAGGCATTTCTAACTCAACTTCAATCTTAAATTCTTTTTTAATATTTGTTAAAAGATTTGACCACTGATCAGATAAAAAAACGTTACCGTCATTTGTAGCTATGTTATAAACTAAACTACCTAAAACGTCAATTGCTTCTTGCAATGTTTTAAATTCTTGACCCAAATCGTATTTATCAATGTTAAAGTTTATTAATTCATTTTCTTGATACTGAAGATTGTAAGCTGTTCTGTTAGCTACATAACCATACCAAACAGCTCTTTGAATTGTTGTTTTTGCATCTTCAAATGAATATTTTTTTCTATCATTAGCAATTTCAGTTTTTGAAACAAATTCAACAACTTCTTTGTTGTTAGCTAATGTGTTACTTAATTTTGTTAATTCGTTTTCTGTTAATAATAATACTGACATAATTTTTGTTTTTGTTGTTATTGTTACTTCAAATATACAACACTTTTTTAAAATAAAAAAATATTTTCACTTTTTTTTTAAATTTTTTTTAATTTTTTATGTTTTACAGATAGCAAAGAGCAAAAAAAAAGGCGCCTATTATGACGCCTTTTTCAATAAATTAACTACGATTATGATGCTGTCATAGATGTAATTGCACTGCTAAACGTACCGTCAATGATACCTTTTGGCAAGTAAGTTGCTAATGCAACTCTTTCAACTGCTCTTACAGTAACAAAACCATCTCTAACGTTAGTTCCATCTTCTCTGAAGAACTCAACAGATAAGTTATCTCTAACCCACATTTGACATGAATTAGCAAAGTCACCAACTAGGAACGTTCCAGCGTTAACTTCTACATTTTGAACAA